GGCGAATTCCGTGTTGGCGACATCATCACAATCGGTGGTTAAACCGAGGAGCAGTCATGACCTACAGTCGAATGGACATCGAAATCGAACGCGCAGGAGGGTATGCAATGCCGGTCATGAAAGAGTGCAACAGCGGCGAGTGGCTGAAGGAGGCGCGCAATCGCCTTGAACGTCTCGAAAAGCTGCTCGCCCGCAAGGAGCCTGCTGGCGTTGAGCCGTCGATTCGCGCCAAGCTGGCCGACGACACACGCCGGTCGATGCTTGCCGAAGCACGCGAGTTGATCGCCGCTTCGCAGATCCTGTACGGCGAGATTGTCAATGAAGGGGAGAAAAATGGCCGCTCGACTCCGTAAAACGCATCAGGAGGATGTGCGCCTGAAGATTCAGGCCACTCAGTTGATCAATCGCTTGCAAAATCATGCGCTTGGGAAACTGAAAGAATTGTCGCCGACTCAGCTGCGAGCGATCGAGATCCTGCTCAAGAAAGCGATCCCGGACCTTTCGTCGATCGACATGGCTGTCGGCGGCAAGGAAGGCGCGCCGGCTGTGCGCGTCGAGATTGTTCCGTCTGCGAAACCGGAATCGCGTTGATATATAACGCTTTTGGTATAAAATCGCCGGGAATCCTAACGAATTGAGGCTAAGCCATGTCGATTGCCGTGTTCAAGCCGCTCGAAGCTGCTGCCGACGAGGGCGAAACCGTGTGGGGCAAGCTCAAGCAGAAGATCGTCAGCGACGCCGAACTGGCTGAGCACACGGCCGCAGGCTGGGTCACTGAGGCATCCGAAGCAATGGAGGCCGCTGAACTTGCCCGGCTGGAGAAGGAGAACGCCGCGCTCGAAGCCCAGATCGCTGCCGAGCAGACGAAGCTGGACGGTCGGACGAAGGCGGCGAAGGAGCTGAAGGCGAAGCTGAATCCCGCGCCTGAAGCGCCGGCCGAGCCTGTCGTTCCGGGCGCCTGATCGTGCGCGCGCCCAAGTCGTACTTCGTCGAGCAGGGCATCGCCGAGCTTGGCCTGAGCGGTGCGGTGTACGACTTCCCGCCGGAGGAACTGGAGCGCATCTGCAACCGGCTCGATGCGAACCTGGCTGAGCTGGAGACGAAAGGCGCGCGGGTACGCGGCTGGGTCTACGCGGATACGCCTGACGGTGCGAATGCTGCGACCATAGTCAACATCCCGACCGGCCTCGTCAATCTCGTGATCCTGTCTGCTGCGATCGTGGCCGCGCCGAGTATCGGCAAGAACCTGTCGTCGGTCACGGTCGCCCAGCTCAAGCTCTCTCGCGACAACCTGTTGTTCTTCGGCAAGCGCATCCCGCAGTACCAGCGCAACACGAACATGCCGGTCGGCTCCGGCAACCAGGTATGGGCTGACGGCGTGCAGTTCTATGTCGATCGGCCGCCGCGCCTCGACGCGGGGCCGGATGCGCACATCGATCCGGACATGGAACTGTGGAACGGCGACAACGACATCAACAGGTTCTGACATGACCACGATCAACGATCTCTGTTTCAACGACACGCCCGCACTATCCGACTCGGTGCCGCTCTACAAGACGGCATCGGGCGTGACGCAGCGCACGTCGCTGAACCTGCTGTTGCAAGCGCTCTCGCAGCTTCCGACCGTGCAGCCTGTGGCTGGCTCGGGTGAATTGTGGCTCAACAACGGTGTCGTTACGGTGGCCTAAATGAACATTACCGCGATCAGTTCCCTCAAGAAATTCCACCTGGTCACGGGCGCATCGACCAACATCAATTCGCTCACGGCTGTGCCGACCGGGCTGGATGGCTTCTGCGCGTGGGCAAGCGTCACCTGTTACCTCAAGGTGTTCGACAAGGCCAGTGCGCCGGTGTTGGGCACTGATGTGCCGACCATGACGTTCCAGATCCCCGCCAACGTGCCGCAGCGCATCGACTGGGGCGTTGAGACGTGCGCACTCAAGCTGGGCCTGCAGATCGCGGTGACGCTCAACCCGGCTGACACCGATGCGACGGTACTCGCGGCTGCGAACACGTCGGGCGTCGAAGTGTTCTACTCGCCTCAATCGGGCGTCTAAGTGGCTCAGGTCCCGCTCTCCTCGGTCCAGCCCTTTCCGGTTCCGCTGATGACCGGCGGGACGGTCACGACCGACGACGGCAACGTGCAGGCGGAGTTCGCAGTCAACCTCAAGCTGCGCCAGATCTCGACGAACCAGAAATCCGGGACGCCGACGTCGCACGGCGGCCTGACGCAATGGGCAGCATCGACGGTGACGGGCGAGTCGGATCGCGGTGGCTGGCTGTGGAACGACGTCATGTACCGAGTGCAGGGCGCATCGGTCTATGCCTATGCGGTGGATGGCACGCGCACGAAGATCGGCACGGTGGCGAACGATGGACTGCGCGCGCGGCTCGATAACAGCTTCGACTTCCTGTTGATCGTCAGCGCTGGCAACCTGTACTACTACGCGCCGACCGGCTTCAGCCAGATTGGCGCGATCAGTGGCATCGCATCAGGCGGCACAGGCTACAACGTCGGCGACCAGATCACGCTTGGGCCGCTCGGCATCTATGCGACGCTCACGGTGACGGCAGTGTCGGGCGGCGCAGTCACAGGTGCTGTGTTGCAGAACAATCCGCAGGTGCAGACGAAGTTCCTGCCGACCAATCCGATCCCGCAGGTGCTGTCGACCGGCGGCGGCACGGGCGCATCGTTCAACGTCGTATGGACGGATCTCGGTGCCTTCGTGCAGGTGCTGCTGGTGCGTTCGACGAACATCACGCCGGTGGTCGACGCCTGTTTCATGGCCGGCTACGTGATGGTCACCGACGGCACGGACGTGTTCAGCAGCGATCTCGTCAACGCGCTGTTCTTCCCCGGCTACTTCGGCAGCGCCGAGTACGATCCGGACGGCATCACCTACCTGTTCAAGCTGAACAACCAGCTGTACATCGGTGGCGCGCGCACGACGCAGACCATGGCAAACACGGGCGGCAACAACTTCCCGTTCACCGTGCAGCAGTCGTACACGTTCGATATCGGCTGCGTGTCCCGGCAGACGATGTGCTATTTCAATCGCACGCTCGCATGGATAGGCAATGGCCGGAACATGCCGGTCGGCGTGTGGATGCTCAACGGCAACGCGCCGGCCAAGATCAGTTCCGCTGCGGTGGACTTCGAGCTTGCCAAGCTCACGGCCGACCAGATCGCGGTGGTGACGCTCGAGGCGATCTCGTTCGAGGATTCGGAACTGCTGTACGTGCACCTGCCAACGAAGACGCTGCTGTTCGATGCGACGGCAACGGTCGGTGAGGGCGTGAAGTTCTGGACTCAGCTGAACAGCGGCCCGACCGATGCAGACTTCTACCGCGCGCGCAACTTCGTGCGGTTCAACGGCATGTGGGCATGCGGTGACCTTGCGGACAATCGTGTAGGCTTTCTCGATAGCTCGACCGGCGGCCATTACGGATTGCCAGTGCTGCATCGCTCCACCGGGCCGATGGCGCTATTGCCGCTCGTCTCTGCTGGCCTGCGCTCCGTCGAACTGAAGTGCGTCACCGGGCAGTCGGGCGACACGTCGCGCATCTCGATGCAGTACTCGTCGGACGGCATCCGCTGGTCTCAGGTGCGCTACGCATCCGCCGCGCCGCGCGCTGCGTATGACCGGCGTATTCGCTGGCTGCCGGCCGGGTTGGCGCGCGACAAGATGCAGGTGCGGTTCGCACACGTGACGACGCAGCACGTGACATGGTTCCAGGCGATGGTCGAACTGGAGGCGCTAGCGACCTGACCATGGCCAATACGACGCGCGTTCCGCAGCAGTTCCTGACAGCCGCACTGAACGGCGATACGGCCGTCTCCGACGCTGTTGGCAACGTGCTGAACGGCAGCGCGATGAATGGCTTCAACCCGATCGCGTCGAGCGGCACCGCATCGGGCGTATGGGCGCAGATTGGCACGCTCACCTATGTGGAAATTACGCTTGTCCTTCCGGCGAGCGGGAAACCGACCGTAACACTTCCGTTCACCCATCAGGGGCTTAGCGACCAGAGAGGGATCATTCCTGGCGCATCGTCCGCAGGTGTCTTGATTTCAGGCGTAGTCGGCCCGGAGTCATCGGTATTGACATTGAGCCGTTACGACGGCGCTGCGCTGGATGCAGGAACTTACTTTCTCTCGGGTTGCTATGAATCTTCTGTGGGGTGAACTATGGTCGCAGCAGCGGTAGGCGCCGTCGCGGTAGCGGGCGTTGCCAGTTCTGCCATGTCTGCCAACCAGGCAGGCAAAGCCAACGCGTCGCAGCAGCAGCAGGCGCAAAGCCAGCTTGAACTCGCGAATCAGCAGTACAACACGATGCAAGGGCAGATCCAGCCATATCTGCAGGCTGGACAGACCGGGCTCACGGACTATGGCGACCTGCTCGGTGCGAACGGCGACGCTGCGCAGAACGCGGCGATCGGCGGCATCAAGAACGGCGCGCAGTATCAAGGTGACATGCAGACGGCGAACGAGAACATCCTAGCCAATGCGTCTGCGACCGGCGGCCTGCGCGGCTCGAACACGAGCAACATCCTCGCGAACACCTCCATCAACACGCTCAACGGCCTGATCACGCAGCGCCTCGCTGGCTACGGCCAGTTGATGGGCAACGGCCTGAACTCGATCAGCGCCTCGCAGGCTGCGAGCAACGTGTTCCAGAACAATGCGAATCAGGCCACGCAGAATTCGGCCAACGCCAGTTCGATGTACGACG